TCAGAACCGGTGGGAATAATTGGTAGTTTATTGGTTGCGTCAAAACCTAATGCATTATAAGTATTAGACATGTGAGGGAGTCTCCTAAGAGTAGAGGGCAATTGTTATCGGCAGGATGAGACACCTGCCGTTGGAATTCTGTAGAAATCCTACACGAATAATAGCACAGCCAGAAGCCGTTGGTGCTGTCAAAGAGGCCTGACCAGCAGTGGATGATACATAAACGGCCTTGCCTACATCGGCATCTGTGAGGGCATGTGAAAAGTTCACGGTTCCTACCCCAAATTGTAACAGATCGATTGATTCGCCTGCAGACGCATTTGAGGTTGCAACGCCAACGCAGTGTACGCCCCGATCGTCAGCTTTCTCCAAAAAACCGTTTGCCCCATTGGTGATGGGGCGCAGCAGATCTCCTGCAGTAACGGCTTCATTGAGTGTCGCTGGGACACGTACAGTTTCGGCATCAGTGTCATCTCCTGAAATCAGTCCCCCGACAAAAAAAGAGCCGGAGAACGACATTAAATTACCCCTTGTTTAGTTCATGCCAATATAAGCGTGCTTGAATGAGTTCAGGCGTCCCAGTACCGCTGGTTTTATTGCATGTTAACCAAAGATAAACCTCATTTCTTTCGACACCAGACAATTGAAAAGGTGTAGTTGGTACAACATCAAAAGTAAGAACCATACCAGCTCTTTGCGTTGTGGTTCCGCCTTGAACCAAGACAAGCGAAGCACTGCCTTGTGGGGGCCCAGCTGCGATTTGATTTCCGCCTACATCCCATGACAAAAACGGTCCTGATGCAGCAATGCCAATGTCACCTGCAAAAGTACCAGACGCACATTCAATGATTATTTCGATGTGTGACCATACTACATTTCCAGTGGGTAAGTCTTGAAACCAAGCACTGGATGTCACAGCACTTGGCTTCTGGAGCTTATGAACCTGATATGTTGCTCCCAAAGCTGGATTGCCAGCAGTGCCATGAGTAGCAGTGTATTCAACGAATCCTGAGGACATGGATCACCTATGCAATACTAATAAGACTGTAAACCACAGTAATTTCTACAGAAGCTGAGTTGCTTCCATGAGGTACATAATTTACTTTTTGGTTGTCTTGAATTATTACATCAGCAAAATCGGCAGCGTATAGAACTTGTTCAGCAGCAGCAGAAAGATCAGGCATCTTCGCAGCAGCAATTAGATCAACAGCAGCTCCCATTTGAATTTTTGCAGCAGCACCAGAAAGGTCTTGTGTTCCTTTGAGAACAAAAAACTTAGGCATAATAACGACATTAGCACCAGCAGTAGGTAAAATGTCTTTTGCGACGTCACCTGCTGTGGAAACTTTGTGCTTAAATTCTTTGGTCAACAAACCAAACTCAATAGATCCATCAGAGGAGCTATGAGACACAACAACCAACTCTACAGAATCAAGGTATCCCACATAGCAGATGAAGCCACTGTTTGCATCTTGAAGGGTGATAAGTTCACTTGGATCAGAAGCACCGTTGATGATGGTAATGCGACGCCCAACAAGGTTCAGATCTGCGTTGGCATAACCTGGCAGCTTAAGGGTTTTGTCTCCGGCAGGATCAACTTGTAGGATGTGACACTTAAGCTGGTTACTACCTTCAGTAAGAGTCAACTGAGTGACGCCTGAACCAAGCGTAATAGACTGAACACCATTTACAAGACCGCTCATTGGGCCATCATTCGAAAACTTGATGTCGTGTTGAATTTCTCGGCCGCTCATGGCCTGTGGAATATAACTCATGGGTTTACCTCTCCTAAGGGTTTCGTTTATAGCATATCAAAATTATTTCGGGATTGAGCCAAACATGTGCCATTTTGGGTGATGATTATTGCCTTCTCACCTTTTCTTTGATTTCTGATTTGATGCGAGCCTCCTCGATACGACCTTCTCTTTTGATCTCTCGACTGGATTTTGGCGCATAATCTGTTTCAACATACCCGGGGTCCATTTCTTTCAATCTATCCATCATGGTATACATCGCCTTCTGTATTTGTTGGTCATATGAGGCGATGGGTACACTACGCAATCCAAGAAGCTCAGATGCGTATTCTGCTTTTGACATACCTGGTGGAATGTAGAATTCACCGGAATCCAAAGCATCAAGCAAGAGCAAAGATTGTTGTTCTGACCTTCCCATAAGGGGATGAGATGCAAAGATTGTACCGTATAAAATAAACAGCATCGCATCTTTATCACTGTCAAATGCATACATCTTTTCACCATATCTGTGGATTTTGGTGAGATCTAATCGATTCTGATTAGATACAGGTCTGATTCTTATCTTGGGAAGGTTTTTATGCCATGTCTCTTGTGCCACACTATTTGCATCTTGGAACATCAAGCTCATGGTTGGGTTTTCAACCAATGACTGTGGCAGCGTTCGCATCTTCTTTAGATCTCTCAATCCAAAAGTACTCTTGCTAAACACAACGCTTATCGGGAGTTGTATATACGGACTTGTTTGGTTCAATACGAAAGCACCACTTTCCGGTGAAGCTCCAAAGAGTAGATTGAATGTATTCATCACACTCGCAAAGCCATCAGGTGCATTCAAAGCTGGAAAGATATACATCTTGTCTTTGTACACATCGCTGTAGATTTCAAATGTGAGGATGCCTTTCTCGGTATGCTTTATTAAGTTGTAGCTGTCAACAAATTTTTGCATATCAACAGTTTGTCCGTCTGGTCCAACAAATCCCAGTAGTTGGGCCACCTCTAAGTCTGACAATTGACGTTGTTCAAACAACTCTAGAAGACCATCCAAATCTGTTTCGAGCTCTGACGCTAATCCCACAACATTTGGGTTTGGTGTTCCTGACACCTTTGCATTCTCTATGAGAGTCATGACATCATGTTGTATACGAGGGTGATGTATGAGTCCATTGAATGTCAATGTGTAACCACCAGTGTCACCTCTCAAGAAATTGTAGATTGGTGTGCCAGGTAGCAACGCCAGTCGGCTATGGTAAAAGTCATTGACCGCATATTCAGTGTATCCCTCATTCACATTAGATCGAACGCTTTGACTAATCAAACGCATCTGCCCAAGCACTCGACTTGGGTTGGTAAACAACTCACTCATGATCAATCCAGTATTCTTTCGTAAGAAGCTGTAGAAGGTAAACACATTACGGAAGATGTCCTTTTCAACAGGAGTCAAGTCAGCGTAATCAAACATCACTCGACGAACCTCTTTAGCAGCCAATGAAGGCTGCATACCACCATCTATACGCTCCATGAATAATGCGACACGATAGAGATTATCTAAAGCTTCAGCTGCTCCCAAGAAGATCTTGGAGTTGAGATTGCTTACTGCTCGGATAGGACCAAGTGTTGATTTAGACAATGTACTTGTGCGCCACATCTCAGAGCCAACCAAATCTTCTTGCAATTGTCTACCCAGCTCAGCAGTAACCATCGAGGACCCAACTGAATTTTCAGTCATCATGTTGGCAAGCATGTTGGGTGTGTACATTGTGCCATCTTCAGCGACCATGATTCTAGGCCGAGTACCTCGTTGGCGCTTACCAAATGTGAGGTCATACAATGTTTGACTGTAGAAGATTGGGTTTCGTGCTATCACACCCGCAACCGACAATACGCCTTCGAAGCCTCTACCTATGATAAGCTGGCTCACACCACCAATAAAGTTACCAAGATAGTACCTGAGGTTTGGCACTAGGAACCCTGATGTTACCGATTGTTTGAATGTTTGAAATACACTACCAGTCCCTACAAATGGTAAAACATTCAAAATAGATTGACCTATAGATCGAGCAATAGATCGTATGTATTGAGATGTTCGATTTGTCCATCCCAAACCTACACGACTTTGAAGGAACTTTTGATACTCTTCTATTGAAACATTGTTCTTTACAAACACTGCATCACGATATGCATCATTAAGTATTGCTCTCTTTTGTGTCTTATCCAGTTGTGATATGTCATCGATTTTATTTCTATACATGAAGAAGCTTACAGCTTCGTTAATATGCAATGTGCCTTGGTTTAGTGTCTTAAACACACTGTCTAACTTTTCGTCAGGGATTATGTTGAAATCACCATCAGAATCAATAAATGCATTAAAAGTTTCTTCACCTAAAAACTCTTTCCTTCTATCTGAAGACATCAGATTATTGATTTCTTCTGCAGCGTTTGCTTTTCGCATGAGTCGATCATATTCTCCAAATTGACGACGTGTCATTTGAATGAAACTGTCCACCGGCTTGTCTTTGATAATCGCAGCTCCAACAGGCGCAAAGTTCTGCATTAGGTCGTTAAACAAGCCCTCTACCTCTTCATGCACCAACAATCGACTACCATCAGGCAGAATCATTTCTTTGGTTGGTGCCTCAGACTGTCGTATTACGAAACCGGAAGCGTCAATAATTTGCTTTGCGATGGCTCGTACTTGAGCGGCTCGTTTACTTTCAAAGAACATCTCTTCATTCTTTCGCACACTCACATCACCTGATGACAATAACTCTGATATTTTGTCGATTACCTCTTCTTTCAACACACTCAGTTCTGTAATCGGATCATCATCAAATAAATCGGTACGCTTAGCCAAAAGCTTTTGTAGGTTGCCATCGGTGTAAACAGCAAATAGCTCTTCAGATACATTTAAGTGGATGTCTTCAGCAATCAACCGTGTGAACATTTCAAAGTAGATACCAGTTGGGTCATTTTGAGCTGCGGGTGTAGGCATTATCACCTCACCATCTGTCATCGAAACCGGTATGATTTGTAGAGATTTGTCAGAGCCCAAGCTGGTTGCCAAACTAAATAGAGTTTGACGGCTAGACATCTTTTGGGATGAGCCCGTTGCTATTTCATTTGCGATCTCAGCTAGTTTCGTGGCATCCAAATCATTTAAAGTTTCAACATTGTGCTTGATGTTAATGGCATCAAAAACGTCTTGTAAAGCCTGGTTAGACAACCGTATATCACCAGCTTGTGTGTTTGATATGTATCCATATTGAATCGCTATATCTCGTATGTCACTAGGCTTCCAAGCATACCCATCAGGTGGATTTTCTGCTTTGTAAATAAGATTGTCAGCTCTGGTAGAAATATCATAGTCATTGACTGAAAATCGACCTGTGTAAAATAGTGTATATGCGCTCAATGCAGCGTCTGTGCTTATGCTGTTGGTATTGACACCTAAACTTTCAAGTATCTTGCTACCTCTACGCTCTATTAAGCGTTTGCGTCGATTGATGATGTCAAACAAGTCTACAATCAACAGTTCAATCTCTTTGCGATTTTCGAGATTGACCAAATCACTCTTCTTGAATTCTTTCAATCTCCTAACTGTATCCAGCTCATCAGGTGATGTCAGCATTGTACGCTGTGATTCCAACATGGCTTCAACTTGTTTCAATACACTACTGCTTTCACCAATATATGACTGTACAAAAAACGCCTTGAAATTAGACTTGGCTTTCATATTTAGAGCATTGTATATATCCTGTACAGCATCCTCTGCAATCACAGCCAAGCGTCCAGTTTGTGGACTGTTTGACTCTTGTAAAGCAACATAATCTCGCAGCTGCCTTATTTGAAAATCAAGATCTTGTCTCTGAGCTGGCTCAAGCATGCTCACAATACTGTCCACCGTTTGTGTTGTGAGCTTTTTGGTATAGAGTGTATTGACTGTAGAGTTTGTATTCGCCGTATTTAAGAACTGATCAAAGTTCCGACTCAACTCCATGACCAATGTCGCATGGCTGATCCCAACGGGAAGATGCAACATTCTCCTCATTTCTTGCATTATTTGCATGACTGTTCGTTGACTTGGACGACCTAAACGACTCCGTGCTTCATTGAATAGAGCTCTAAAGTGATTCTCTACACCTTTGGTTCTGTTCTTAAGATTCTGCAGTACATCGTAAAATTGAGGAGTGACCTTCGCTTCAAGTTCATCAGTTGGTATGATGTATTCTGCCAGTTTTTGCAACTTTTCAGGTATCAATGCCAACAATGATTTCTTGTCTAATTTCGTCAATAGATTTTTTGTAGCCGAAGCGAGTTGCGTCGGTACATTTTCAAGAACACGGTTGCGTGCCCGGGCAGTAGGTATGGCATTGTCTATTATGCCATCTCTCAATCCCACAAGCTCGTTTAAATATAGCCTGTGTGGTCCATCACCAGCTAAATCAACCTTCAAACGCTCACTGATGTAGGTTCGCATAGGACCGTTCTCTAAGCGTTGTATTAAGGCTCTCACAGGCTCAACATCGACCTCGGCTTCTGTCAAGTCTATGTATGGCATACTGTTTTGGTCTATTTGATTGTTGAACATCTTAAAATATTCTATTTCATCATCGACCTTTCTAAACTGACTCAGTTCATCCATTGTCATACCAAAGGCCGATTCAAGTCGTACTCGTGCTCTTCTAGCAACGTTTGTGACCATGCTTCGTGGAACAACGCTTCTCGCAGTTACAGCTACAAGTGGATCTTGAGCAAGAACTGATGTTTCAGCA